TCCACTTAGCATCATTCTTTCCCCAAGTAAGAGCCTCTTGAACAAACCTTCTAGTCTTTCTTTTAGGTATCTCAGGAGGCCTAGTTTGCTTATCAGGTTTAATCTCAACAATGTAAACCTTAACGTTCCCTGCATTATCCTTAATTCTCACTTTAAAATCTGTAAAATAACGATGCCATCTATTATCGGTAGGGCATACATAAGGAATGATGGTAGTCTCAGAAGACCACTCTATTACAGCAGAATTATGATCACACCAGACGGCAAACTTTGTTTCCCAGCTAGATCTCATTACAATATCTGTTGGGTCACCTTTGTACTTCTGAGGATTAATTGGTTTATATTTTCTTTTATGGTACATAAATATATGTAATAAGCCTGACAACAAAACTATTTATGGGTACCCAATGGCAGAAGCTAATAACACACTACCTGAACCGTATAGATTGCCTGCTGCAAGAGGCGGAGCTACAGGGTTTGATACTCAATATAAGGTAGGGCAACACACGTATCCAGCCGATCTCTTATCAGATCAGCAGCGATATGGTGGTAACTATGTCATATTCTATGTAAACGTACATGAAGACTCATATATCGTAAAGGGCAAAGATTCAGTTGTATTTCAAGGTAACATACCTCCAAGACAAGCTGGAAACTTAGCAGGTGCTGACTATAGTGCAGCTAACCTAAACACTTATGCTGTTGGTGTTGGAGCTGGATTAAGCACTGCAGCGAATCCTGTTGGAAGAGCTTTAAATGTTGCTGATAGAGGTGCCAGTTTACAAGGTGCGGTTAAAACAGTTACTAATGGGGTTGTTGGAGGTGTAGCAGCAGTATCCCTGGTAGCTGCCCTTGGTGGCGCAAAGAAAGAATATAAAAGATTAGAACAAGCAATCGCTTTGAATGTGCCTTTTGACTTACAAGTGAGATACTCGGCTCAGTACGAGGAGGATTCGTTGGCTGGGTCTTCGGCTATCCTTGAGGCAACAGGCAATACTTTTTCAGGTAACCCCATAAATGCTGCTAGTGCAGGTCTTAGTTACTTAGCGGGTTTGGCTCTAAAGACTCCTGGTGTTGGCGGTACACTATCAAAGACGTCTGGTACAGCTGCAAACCCAAAGAAAGAACAACTCTTTCAACAGGTTGACTTTAGGACGTTTACTTTCACATATCAGTTCTTTCCAAGATCAGCTGCTGAAGCTCAGAACGTAAGAGAAATTATTAAAGCATTTAAACTACACATGCACCCAGAGTATAAACCTGGATCAGCAAACTTTCTTTTCATCTATCCATCAGAGTTTGATATTTTTTATTACCAAAACGGTAAAGAAAACTTGAACATACACCGGCACACATCTTGTGTGTTAACTGACATGAGCGTGTTGTATACCCCTCAAGGTATTTTTAGTGCCTTTGATGACGGTATGCCAACTCAAATCAACATGAATCTGACATTCAAAGAATTGGCTATCTTGACCAAAGAAAATATTGCTGACGGTTTCTAGTACTATGAAGGGTTTAATTTACAATTATTTATAAAGAGACAACTATGTATTTTAATAAAGTGCCTTTGATTGTATATCCGTTCACAATAGGCGGCAAAGAAGTATTAAAGCCTATGACCGACATAACGTTTAATATTAGGTTTCGTAAACAGATCTTAGATAATATATCTTTGTTTGACGAATACGATATCCAAGAAGGTGAGACCCCTGAACTGATAGCGGCACGTATATATGGTGACCCTTTGTATCACTGGGTCATTATGTTGGTAAATGATCGATATAACTACATTGAGGATTTTCCCAAAACACAGCGTTCTTTAGGAGAATATGTTAACGCTAAGTATACGGATCCTTATGGAGTTCACCACTATGAGAATAGCGAAGGATTTAACGTCATGCAATCTGTTCCTGATGCCTCCCCTATATCAAACTATGATTATGAAGATCGCTTAAATGAATCAAAGCGTAGAATTAAAATCGTGTCACCAAATATATTGGTGGCCATCCTAAAAGACTTTAACACAATTTAATGGCAACTACTCCAGCATCTAATGCAATCAAAAGTGCAGGCGACGTCGATATACGGGACGTGACTCTAATTTCGTCTAAAGGATTTGCTCAGTCAATTACACCTCAGGTAGTGGGCATTGAAATCTTTGAAGATATATTTGCTACATTTATTACCGGCAGACTGATGCTAAGAGAGTCTCAAGATCTTTCTAACATCTTACCGTTGATAGGAGAAGAGATTGTCCGATTAGATATTCGCACTCCATCCTTAGCAGATAGTGAAGCGCTTGTTGGCGAATTCTATATCTATAAGATGGAAGGCAAGAAGAAAACCAGCGAGCGTGAAGTAATTTACAGTTTGTTCTTCATATCCAAGGAAGCAATTGTAGATTTAAACAAGAACGTACCAAAAGCATTTGAGGGTCTCCCTTCTGAAATTATAGAGCAGATTTGTTTAGACACAGAGTATGGATTACAAACAACAAAGCCGATATTTATTGAAAGCACGAGTAATAAAATTAAGTACGTTTCAAACTTTTGGTCCCCAACACAGAACATTCAATACGTTTGTGATCACGCTTTGACCACATATGATTCTCCGACGTTTCTTTTCTTTGAAAATAAATATGGGTTGAACTTTGTGGCATTAGAGTCTATGTATACGAGCGGTCCCTTAAAGCAAAGGTTCATACAAGACAACTATACAGCTGAGGTTAGTTCTGGGGGTGGATCAAGAAGAGATATCACAAAAGACTATCAACGTATTTTGGAACTCGACACCCCCAACACTTTCAACTACATGGAAAGACTTCAGTCAGGAATGTACGGATCAGAAATAATTACATATGATCTGCTAACACAGACTTATAACCACGTTGGATACAGTCCTGTGTTTGAAGATCACACCCACTTAAACATGTTTCCACTATCAACAAATGGCATTGTTGCCCAAACAAAGGCAGTAGTAATTCACGGTCGAAAGTACTACAACAACTTCGAAGGTTTTGGGGATGTTTCAGATGTGACTATCATTCAGAAGCGAAGGAGCCTGTTAGCTCAGGCTGAAGCATTTAAAGTAATCATTACAGTCTTTGGTAGACTTGACTACTCTGTTGGTCAACGTATGATACTTGATATCCCAAAGAATGCGCAGATTAGAAGAGATGATTCTGAGCCAGAAGATAAGATAATGTCGGGCGTGTATCTTGTTGCAGCTTTGTGTCATATGATTAGTCCTACAGACGGACATCAATGTGTACTGGAATTAATAAAAGATTCTTTCATGGTGGATATGAATGGTTGAGAATAAGGGTGGACAGTTCTTTGTTGGGGTGGTTGAGGATCGAAATGACCCTCTAATGGTTGGCCGTGTTCGTGTTCGAGTTGCCGGTCTACATTATCACGACACAACGGTTTTGCCAACAGAAGACTTGCCTTGGGCAATGGTTATGCAGCCCGCAACCTCAACCTCTGGTATGGGTAGTGTTGCTGCTGGTCCTGCTGAAGGCACTACAGTTATAGTAATCTTTAACGACCATCCTCAAAACCAACAACCTATTGTAATTGGTGCACTTGGTGGAATACCACAAGAAGAACAAGTTGTCATTGATAGGTTTGAAAGTCCTCCTCTATTCAGAGATGATATTACCCCTGCTGGCAGACCTTTACCAACATCATCAGCTGGAGTAAATGCAAACCAACTTGGTCCGGTCAGTTCTCCTAGTCCAGCTCTTGCCTCTATCGTCCAACAAGGAAGAACAGAAAGTTCAAAGACAGGGTTTGGAGTTATACAAACTGCACTTAAAGGGTCAGCTTCATCCTTTCAAGCTGTCGGTAATGTTCTAGGTAATGTGAACGGACTTGGGTCAACTTATTCAATTGTCAGAAATCAATTTGAAACAGACCTTATACTTTCAGGAAACTCTGATAAAGCATTGAATCAGTTTGTTACAATGGCCACCCAGTCTGGACCGATGGGAAGTGCACTTGGTGCTCTTTTTAACGGCAAGTCTAATATCAACTCTCTAAAGAGGGACTACGGGTTTTCAATTGATAATATTCAAAGTGCATTTAATACAATTAAAAGTGGCGACGACCTACTTGGTACATTACAGAATGCTGAAGTAATATTAAATGAAGTTACATCTTTTACTGATGGTGGAGCTGCACTACTGGATGCAGTAATTAATGAATTCAATGAGGTGACTTTAGAGGGTACTGTTGGACTCCTTCAAGACGACTTAGCTGACTTTGTTGGATCGAGTATTACAGGTCTTGGTGGTGTCTTAGGACCAGGTGTAGCACAAGTGCAAGGTATTGCATCTATTCTCGGGTTTGGTGATGTCACTAGCGGCATACAATCATTTGTTGGTGGAATA